CACTTTTGCGCCCAAATTGGATACACTCTCCGTACGAACCCATGAATATATCAATGACATTTACAGCCATTCCACCCGTATCATGAATATAGTAAGTTCCATATCCTTCAATATAAACCCAATGATGCCATAATCTACTATCATTACATGCGGCAGTGTATCCAGTACTAGGATAAACGCCATCTGCGCAAGGATTACCTGTCGCGCAATATGCAGTCAACTCAAAAGAACCAGCATATGTTCCTTCTGTTGCTGTTTCCTCCTCTTCCTCATAGTAAACACTAAAATGTTGTTCTGGATTGCTTATAACCGTATTACCAGAATATGTTACACTTTCTTGGTCTTTTATTGCGGCAGCAACTACTGTAGGTAAATATTTTTGTCCTTCTTCAATTTCAGAAGTTGTCTTTTCAATTGGTTTTTTATCAGTTACACAATTATACCATATAAAGTAAGTTGAGTTTTCATACTTGATTATATCCCACCCATTTTCAGATATACCAATTCTATGTATTTTTGTTCCTTTTGGTAAACATAACTCATCTTTATTATTTATATTAGGGGAAGAACTTCTTATAAAGGCATCGCAGCTAGTATATACTGTTTCATCAACCTTCTCTGCAGTCCATTGTATTGTTCTACCCTGGGAATAGATGTTGATCACTTCATCTTCTTCCACTATTATCATTGTTAGTCCTTCTTCATAGCAGGTCTTATATTCGTCCTCTACTTCTCTAGTAGCCTCTTTCTCTGCGGCGAATACATTAAAGTTAGCTCCACAAATTAAAAAGCCAGCTACCAAAATAAAGCTGGCAATTCTCTTTATCTTGTTCATTGTTGTTTCTCCTTTTTCTTTCTTACTGTTTCGTGTTACCTTGAAACCTATACAAAGAAAATATCGAAAAACGCAGAAACTGTCACTTTCTTCTCACGCATTTTTCCCAGTATATAAGATATTGTTCTAAAGTTTCAAATTCTTCTCTTATCCAATGGGTAAGACAATGTTCATCTTCTGACGCATACCATTCTTTAATAGCTTGTGTCCGAGACCAGTGCCAATTCCAATCTGAAATATCCCATGACTCGAAAAGTTTCTTATAAGCCTTACCATTAGGAATATCTTTAGTATGCCTTACCTTCTTATTAGCAAACTTTTTCATACTCTTATTGGCAGTATCTTTTACTCTTGGGTGTTTTTTATAACTTCTACTCATTGTAAATACCTCCTATTTAAAGTATTTACTCGAAAAGACATATTAATATGTAAAATCTTTTAACAAAATTATATTAAATTGTCCAATTTTTATTACGAGCAATCCTATTAATATACAAGAGATACTTATGTGCATATGAATAGTTTTCATTTGACCATGAAACTAACAGGAGAGATTTACCATTATTGCTCTCCGGAAACCAACCATCGATATCTGCTTTATATTCATTTGTAAGCAATAGAATGAAATCTATGAGCGGAAGATTAAGTATGCGGGCAGGAATCCACCATGCAGCACTATCATTTGCCAGGTCTGATGTATCTGCTACATGCCATCTATTTGCTCCATCTTGCCATTCTACTGCTTTATACTGATGCATAGTTATTCTCCTTTTCTACAAATATCTTTGCCTTTCTTCCTATCTGCCTTAGTAAAATACATAAGTCTTTTAATTTTTATACCTTTTGATTTTTCAGCTCCATTAAGTAAATAAGAATTTTTTGCTTTTTTCTTTTTATTAGCAGATGCCATAACTATCTCCTTTAAAAACCTAATTTAGATATTAAATCTGCAATATTCTGCTTTTCTTCCTCAGTTGGTTCTGTTGATGTTGGTGTGGATGCGGTAACCTCGCCTACACTCTCCACGGAGTCGCCATCACCGCCAACATTAGTCTTTGCACAAGTAAGTGCAATCTTAATTTCTACTCTCTGACCATCTTCCATCATAGGAATACGAAATTCTTTGCCATATTCAAAAGCATCTGGAAATACTTCCTTCAACTTAGCTAAAACTTCCTGTTTTGCAACTGCTCCTTTTGCCATTCTTTTATACCTCTCTTTTTATTTTCTAAATAAATTATATCAAAAATTATTTAAAATTACAAATTATTCTCTATCCTCTTGTCTTTTTACATATGGAGTAACCATAGCGTCACCTTTAGCAAGAGCTTCCGCAAATTCACTCATAGCTTTACATAAATGACATCTTGACCCCGTGATACATCTTTTTTTGCACTTCAGTCTATACTCACCAAACTGAGGAGGTAATCTTCTACTATCAACCTCTGTGTTAAAACCTATGATAAGTTCTCCAACATTACCAAACCAATATCCCCTCTTGTAAACGCCATAGCAAACTTCTTGAATTGTATTATCACCTTCAAACTCAATTCCGGAAAGTAGTGGCGCATATATATGTAGATCTTCTGGTCGTATAAAGAACTTAGTTAAATCATATGAACCTTCCCATGCGGACTGTGCTACATTGGCGATTGCACGCACCCCCACATCCCCGCAGACTTTAATAACATCCGGAATACAAAAACCAAGCATATTTGTTATATAAACTTCACTAGGATGTAAAGCTAAAATAAAATCTAATATCTCCCAGTTACCAATTAAATCTGAGAACATATATTTATTACAGCATTCTTTGATTGCAGTAAATTTAACCACATCTATTTTCTTTTGTTTATCAAGTATCATACTTACCGGAATTACAAGAGTCCAATTATTAAATTTCTTTAATTCAGTAATTCTACGCATATTATCTAAAGTATAACACTCAGGATTAAGAACCATATAAATCTGCTTGTCACTGTTAATTTCTATATATTTCTCTAGGTTTTTACTCTCAGGGCGGAAGATGATCTTTACTTGGGACGCCTCTCCCGCATATTTATTTTCTGCTCCGTCATATAAAATACAAAGCTTTTTAATAAATTCTTCCATTAATTCTCCTTATTAAAATAAGGGTAGGGACAAGCCCTACCCTGGTTTACAGGTATACTATGTACTACTCAGCATCCTCTGCAGGAGCTTCTGCTGTATAAGCTACTACCTTGCGTCCGTCCTCTGTTTTAATGGTTACCTTATAAACCTCGCCATCCTTAACAAGCTGTGATGCTCTATATGTAACCTTTGCCTTTGTAACATCATCAAAGTTCTCAGCAAGTGCATCTGCAATTTCCTGTGCTGTTGCAGGTTCTGCGCCGATAGCTGCCTTTACTGCATCCTTAAGCTCATCGTTTTCAGCCTTCTTAGCAGCTCTACGCTCCTTTTCCTTTTCTGCTCTCTTATCAAGAGCTGCAACCTCTCCCTCAAGGAAAGCTACATACTCCTGAACCTCATCACCGAAGTTCTCTGTAAGTGTTGCAATAATACCATTATACATATCTTTCTTTGTAATCTTCTTCTCTGCCATATCTTTCGTTTCTCCTTTTTTCTATTTTCTTTATCTTTTGTACTTATATTATATCAAAAATTTTTATGATTTTCAAGGGGTGGTGCTCCTCGGCGACCACCCCGCCACCTTTATGTCCTACTGTGCCAGCTTATATACAGTAACCTTGCGGTCACCAACCTTAGCCTTTTCACGCTCAACCTCTCCAGCCGTTACAAGCTTACCTGCGTAATATGCTACACGACCTGGAGTTGCATCCTCGATACCCGTGCCTGCAACCAGCTCTGCAAGAGTGATAGCTCTATCTGCGTCTGCAAGAGCCTGACGAATAGCTTCATCATATGCACCTGCCTTTGCGCCATTCTTCTCAGCACGCTTCTCAGCTACCTTACTTGCGCGCTTCTGAATTCTCTCGATTTCAGCATCGATAAATGCTACATAATCAGCATTGTCCTTAACGAGTTCCTTGATTTCATTTAAATACTGTACCTTATTCTTCTTCATAATTCGCACCTCTTTCTTTTTTAAAATTTATTTGTTTTCTTTTTACACTTATATTATACTAAAAATTTTTTTATTTTGCAAGTTTTTTATAAATCCGACATCATTGATAAAGCAATCATTGCAAGTGTCATATTGTAAGTATGTTCTCTTATTAAATCATCTAAAGCTTCATCTGTTACACAAGGAAATCTATCTTCTTCCGGAACACGCTTTATCTGAAGTAAAAACTCAATTGTTTCTTTATGTAACTTAATTAAATCTTCCATATTTTTATTTCCTCTTTCTTTATTTTTCTAAATATATTATAACAAAAATTTTTATTTATTGCAAATTAGTAATCTGTATTTTCAAAAAATCCAGAGTAATCAAATATAACAGGACTATCATCTTCTGTATAACCTACATTCATGGCGTGCAGATCATTAATACCCTTTTCCTCTAAAAACTTAAACAACTTATCAAGTTCATTTTCACCATATTTTTTTACAAAAGCAAGACACCACTCCTCAGGTAACTCTTCTATTCCAGGTGTTTTACCCATCTTTGTGTTGATTTTATCTAAAGTTGTTCTATTTTTTTCATCATATAAATCTACATCACAATTTCTTCCATCATCATAAGCAACATAATCCTGAATATAAACCCAAGTATTTCCAATGTTACAGAAAGGTTTAATCTTAGCAAAATATTTCTCCAATCCTCTTTCTTCTGCTTCACCGTATACTTCAGCTTCATATGCACAATAGTTTGACTCAAGTCCGTCAAAATCAAACTTCATTACAAAATCTGCGGGACCCTGTGGTACCAAAACCCCACGAGTTGCGCCAAAATAGAAAGTAAATAACTGATTGTCAAATAATGACATCTTGAAATCATCCTGGTCATATTCTACATTATCTGCTGTAAGTCCATCAAGACTACCATTATTTTCAGCTAAAAATACTTCTAAATCTTTTATAAAATCCTGTGGTGTTATCATCATATTAATTCATTCTCCATATAAAAGTTTATTATAGCCTTCTGTAACTTATTCCAAAACTTCTTCATCTGCTTTGGATGGTTGCGCATATAGTCGCCCGCCCATCTTGTCGCCATAAACTCATCTGGACAGCAGTGATACCATACATACACGCCATCATCTTCAACTTCATATTCATAAATTGCATCTTTCTGAAAATTAAAATATTCTCTTTCTTCAGGTGTCCACATATCTTCTGTCATACAATGTCCAATCTCATGCATAAGGCACCAGAGAAAAATATCTGCATTTACTTCTGGATATCTCTTTGCTACATCTTCAAGGAAGTTACCTGCATTATCTTCAATAGCAAGAAGTGTATAACCAATCAGGCGTCTACCATTATCACAAAATGCTTCAAATTCATCGTCAAATCTTGCGGTAACACCAAACTGCTTTTTTGTAAAGTCATTAATTATTTTATCTATCTTCTTAATTCCCTTTAATTTTGCCATTTTCAACACCTCTTTCTGTTTCATTTTCTATAATAATTATAACAAAAATTTTTGAAAATTGCAAAAAAGCCCCCACTCAACATGGGGGCTAGGTTTCCGCTACTCGTCATAATCCTGAAAAGTGTCTGCAAAATATTCATGAATTAACGCTAAAAAATTCTCTTCGCTAACATAAAATGGATCTCTTCTAAGCCACTGCGCGAAGTTCACAAATAACTGCCCCATTCGCCAGTCTGGACAATAGGTCTTGTGTAATTTTTTTATTTCATCATAATGCTTATCTAATCTCTCTGGGTCTCTCATCTTAAATCTCCTCCACTAAAACTCTCTTAACTCTCTTAATGTCTCCCTTCATACAAGTTGACTTTGCTTTTGTCAGTGCGAGAGGAAGAGTAGTAAAAGTTGCCTGTACTGTATGCTCTGTATTATCCTGAGCAATATACTCAATAGTAACTCTGAAGTTTTTCATTATATCACCTATCCTTTCTTAACTATACATCTTGATAACTGTGTCTGTAATATTCCATTATATTCTGTATGCTGTTTAACAGTTCCGCTTAAAATTATTTCGTCATTTGGCTCAATAGTCTTATCGATAACTGACTGACTAAACCATATAAATACATTACCATCCACTCTAAATGTGTAAATGAAGCTTCCGCCCCACTGTCCTTCAAAAAATCTAGCTGATATGAACTGTCCTTTCATATTACGAAGGCGCTCACCAGGTTCCCCAACCCACTCAGACTCTCCATACTTTTCTCTGTTTCTATCTGAGATAATCTGCTTAATATCTTTCTGTATCTTATCAAGTACCCCGTTAATGTAATCTCCATTAACTTCAAAAACATCGTTTACTTTAACAGAATACACAAATAAGTCAGGAGAAAATCTTTCCTTAATATCTTCTGGAAGCGACTTCTTGTTAAAAAACCAGCCGAGACCTGAGAAATACTTTGCCCCAAGCTCTTTGAGTTCGTCTTTAATTTCAAAAGTGTTACAACCAGTTACCATATATATAGTGTCGTCTGTGATGTCATACTTATCAATCCACTCATCTCTTGTGAGCTTTTTTCCTCTATATCCCATGCTTTTTCTCCTTTTCTTTATTTTTCTAAATATATTATATCAAAAATTTTCAAAAAAATAAAGCGGGGTGTCGTGTAACACGATCCCGCGCCCTATTCTTTACATATTCGTGTTATATTTTCATCTATAATTGGACCTTTTGTAACACCATTTAAAATTTCAATAGCCTTTTCTGCTAAATAAGGAGTAAGTCCACTATATTCATCCATGTTTCGGAAGTTATCGCAGCAACAGATCAAGTGTTCTTCAATTTCTGGTGTATCATAGCCGAGAAACCATTCATCGTCAATAATAACATAATTATCTGGATGATACAGTTCAAGATATTTAGCAACAGCATAAGGTCTATCATATTTATGATAATAGCGTGAAAAATCTATTTTATCATATATTTTTAATCCTTGTGAACGCAGTTTATTATTTAGATATTTAGCTTGAGAACCATCTTCTTGTTTATATGCGCCCACTACAAAATCTCTTCCCCAAGTTGATATAAGCACGATCTCCGCACCAGTTTCTTTAACAATATGGGCAAGTAAACGTAGTCTTTTAGTATCTATACCAAGATACCATTTATAATGAGAAAGAGAGCGTTCCCAGTTTAATACTCCGTCAATCTATATCAAGAAAAATTCTCTTCTTGATATTTGTCATAAAACCACCTCCTTAACAGTATTCCCATTTATATCCACCAGCAGTCTTAGCTTTATTATTACAAACTTGTCTAATACCTGTTTTATTAATTCCGGTTTGTCTATTGGCTTCAGGAACACTTTCGTATATGTTTATAACTTCATTAGTTTTTATATCTATTTGTCTAACTTTTTGTTTATATTTTCTTATTTTTTCATTTGATAAGTCAGTAACTAAATTTTCTTTATCATTACTAAATCTCCATTGAAAGCCTCCAACAACTTTTTGTTTTAAATGAACTCCCAAATAGATACTTTTTGAAGATATACCTGTTTGTCTCTCCGCTTCATGCATATTATAATAAGTATTAATATAATTTCCTTTTAAGTCGTATTGGTCAACAGATTGAAAACGATTTACGGCTTGAGCTTTGTCTCCTCTTTTATTAGATTCTTCTATCGAATAGTTTTCATAAGTTTGCAAGATTTTTCTTATTGCACTTCTATTGTGTTTTAATTTGTCGGCAATTTCTTGTACACAAAATCCTCTATCCCATAATTCGTATACTTCTATTTTATCTATTGTTATATTACCTTCTCCTCCATAAGTACAATTATATCCTTTATTATTCTTTATATAAGAATCATAATATTGTATCCAATATTGCTCTCTTTCATTTAAAAGAGCTTCGCTGGTTTCTTCAACGACATCAAATTTAAAATTTTCTTGTCCATATTTTCTAATAGCTCGATATAAAGGATATTGTAATTTTCCTTTATTAGCTTCATAAAGATGTTGATTAAATCGTGTTTCAACATTAAATCTTGTTTGCCCAATATAAATTTTGTTATTAATAAGATTTGTAATTTTATAAATATATCCCATTAAATTACCTCCTTAAAATATATTTTTCTATATAATATACATTTTAAGGAGGTAAGTTTTTATAAAATTGTCCCCATCTATATCTAAAAAAATCCGTTTCTTCATATCTAATTCTCTTTTGTATTACTTATTTCATATAGGTTAGTAGGTCCACCTGTTTCATCAAGAGTTTCAGTTATTTTAATTTCACATATATAAGTTCCATATTTACCATCTGGGTCTTCCCAATGATAAGCCTGAACTAAATCATCTACTGCATGACCATATGTATCAGAGCATACAACTCCAGTTGCAGTATATTCATCTGATATATGGTCAGAATATAATAGTAATTCATATTTAAACATTCTCATAGCCATTTCTCCTCTATCTGATGAATTTCTTTCATAGTTATATCTTTAAGTTTATATTTCTCTAATAGACTATCAAATACTGGGGCGGGAACCACTTTTCCTGCATACCCCATGTCGCGGAGAGCTCGTCCAACTTGGTTTAGACGACCTTCCCGCGTATTAACTAATCCAGTACCATTTGCTTCGTTCATATAAAGCCAATATCCATTATCCATTCCAAACATATATTACCTCCTAGATACTTGCAAGTACGATAATTCTAATTTCATCATCATCATAACAGTCACATCCCGCAAAAGTAAGCATCATTTCAACTCTTTTTATTATTTCTTCCCAGATGTTAAAACCATAACGGTCTTCAAGAGGATGAGCTGCTTCGTATTTGTTATAAAGATTAAGATATTTGATACGAGTAAGAGTTGCACAATAAGCTGGAGGTTTAATCTCATCTTCTTCTTTATGAAAATATTCTTCTTGACTTAACCATCCTGCATAAAACATTAAGTCTCTAATAGAGCAGTGATCATCATAGTCTTCTCTATAAGGTGCAATCTCTTCTTTAATTATGTCAAGAGTATCCCAACCGCACCATCCAAAATCTGCAAGAACTTTTCTATGCTCAGATGTTTCAGTCCAAAGAGGAATATTATCCCATTCATAATAATCATATGTACCTTCTTTATAAAAATGTTTCTTTACCTGCACATAAAATCTAATATCAGCTCCCATGTTTATTCCACCTTTCTATCTATATTTTATCTTATTTTCTAATTAAATTATAACAAAAATTTTACTAAAATTCAAATAACGCGGGAAGCAGATCCCGCGTCATATTTACCAATTCTGTATCATTTTAAGTGCTTTCCCGCCGCATCTTTTACAAGCACAGCAGTCTAAATTACGGAGGGTTTTACACATTCTTGAATATGTTCCTATTGTCGCCTGACAAGTTGTACAAAATACTTCATATTTAAACTGATGAGGGTCTGTCATCTCTTCGCTTTCAATATCATTTCTAGTTTTATTATGTGTGCAGCCAATCTCCGCACATTTAGCTTTAAACATATAGTCATGTCCATGATTCTCGCCTGTTGTTACTAAAAGGAAATAGTGAACATATTCATGTTTAACTGTATTGAGGATATCATTATCTGTGCCTTCTTCAAGAAGTCTCTGAGAAAACTCTATGTCAATAGGAAGACAAGAAGATCTATAACTTCTAACTCGACCCAGTGTTGTGCGTAAGCGGCCATTCGTGCTCACAGGTACATCAATAGTAATGCCATCTGCTTTTGCGAGAGTATCTAATTCTTTTCTTACTCTTTCTATTGTCCACATAGCGTTTTCTCCTTTTTAATCTATATAATCACTAACTATATCAAATCTTCTTTCTTCTATTTTATAGTAACCTATAAAGAAACCATAACCTTTTGCATAGCCTTCTTTCTGCTCCGCTTCCAGTTTTGTCTTTTCTGCTTTTGCTCTCTCATAATTGTTGAACCAAGGGGTCTGTGGAATTATCTCTGTTTTAAAGCCTTGTCCGCAATCGACAATGCCTACAACTCTATATCTGTTCATTCTCATCACTCCTTTATTTATTTTCTATAATAATTATAGCAAAAATTTTATTTGTTTGCAAGTGTTGCGCAGTTGTGGCCTCCGTGTAACTTTAGGGCGCCATTTCCGCATTTGAGTTTTTTAAAATTTTTTGGTATAATATTTATAGAAAATAAATAAAAGAGGTGTTTATACATGATAGATGCTATTGAAGCTATGAGTATAGCTAATCGAATTAATGAAGCGGAAATACAGATTAATGAAATAGAAAAACTTATAAAGAATACTGCTATGAATGGTGACTATTGTATAGTGTTACATAGAGGATATAAAAGACCTCTTCATCCAAAAGCGGTAAAAATATTGCAGGATAATCTTTATACTGTTGAACATTATTTAGATGACTATGATAGAGATGTTTATAAAATAAGTTGGGAGAGAGACTGATGATAAGTGCAAAAGAGGCTCGTGAGAAGAGTTCTAATAATAGTTTTTTCAAAAGAGAATTACAGTTAATTGAGACTATGATTGAAAACGCTTGTAAACAAGGAGATTATTTTATTATAAAAGATTATACTCTTTATGACCAAACTATAGATGTTTTAGAAGAGCTTGGATATAAAGTTACTGTTGACGAGGGGGATATGTTTTATCCATGTCAGACTAAAATAAGTTGGGATAAATAGCGGGAAAGGTGGCTTCGTGACGCCTCAAGGCAAGAATTCCCGCATTCAAGCAAAAACTGTCAGAAAAATAAACCGAAATTGCTTCCGAAATTGGCGAATTTTCGGTAATAAAAGAAGGAGAATACATTATGAACTTAAAAGATTATACAGACTATACACTGCGCAAACCGCCAAAGAATGTAAAGGTAATGATGATATTTGAAGATGCTTATAAAGATATATGTTATATAGATGACTGGGGTATTATACACGGACAAGAGACAAGAATTATCCGGGGGAAGGTTCCCGCCTTGTGGAAGAAAATAGAGAAAGATGAAATGGGGGACTATGTATGGTAAGGAGGGCATCCGCCCTCCTTTTTTGTTTTTGCTTAAAAATTTTTGGACAACTTTGATAAAAAGTTTTTAGTCTTTTTTCATATAAATATGAAAGGAGCAACAAAAAATTGTTGGAATTTAATAATGACAAGGAAAGAATTATGTGAAAAATATAATATATCTGAGTCTTCTGTAAAAAATAATTTTGTTAGACTACAAAAGAGTTTTGAGAAAAAAGGATATATTTTAATTAAAAATGGCAGAGGAGAAAAAGCTGATTATTTAGTAATTAATAAAGAAAATCATGCGGATACTTATTTACAATCTACAAAAGCTGAAATTCAATTAACTAAAGCACAATTTCAAGATTTAAAGGACTTCCGCTTCATTGTTTTATTAGGTATTATAACTTGTCCTAGTTTAACTTTTAGGGGGACATTAAGTCAATTTTTACATTATATTGAGATGGCAGACAACAAATATAATAGGCAAATATTACAAGACAGTATTCAAGAGTTAGTAGATAAAAAATTTATATTATATTATAATGATACTTCTACTAATGAAGGTTATTTTATTGTTAGTATTTTGCGTAAATGTGAAGTGGAAATGTCTTTAGGTATTGAAATGATCCAACATTGTAAAATGTTAAGTGATAAAACGGGGGAGAAGGTTACTGATTTAATTAAAGTTTGGACAGCTATGGGGTATGCTTATTATAATCAGCCTTTTACAATGGGGGAGCTTGAAAATTTAACGGGGCTATCCTCTTATAAGATTAGAAAAGCTAAAAAAATTTTAGAGGGGGATGGTTTATTTTGTACTTCCCGGGCTTATGAATTTTTAGAGGGGGAGGTATTTTGTTTGGGACAGACAATGGATTTTAATATTATACCACATGAAAATCAAGAATTATTAAAGCATATAAAGCAAGATATATAGAATTTTAGCACCTTTTCCGCACTTAAAATTTCCAACAGAAATGGGAAATTTTTTAATTTATGATTATTATATTATAATATATAGTGAAATTTTTTCCCAGTTTTGTTGGGTTTTTTATGTGTTTTACAGTAGTTTTAAGAAAATATATAGGAGATTAAGTAATGAAATTAGATGAATTAGGTTATAATAGCTCTATTAGAGATAGAGTATTTGAAAAGATATGGGAAATAATAGGAGATAATTTTATGATAAAAGTTGTTCCTGTTGAAAACAAAGAAGGAAATGTTATTGTTTTACCTGATGATATTTATTGGGAATGTGATAAAATAGTGAAATTAAATAAAGAAGGATTTAATCAAAAATGGACTTATTATAGACCAAGTATATTTGCAATTAATTATAATTTAACTAAAGTTGGTTGTTTAATATATAATGAAACTTGGTATAATAAAATGCTTAACGGCGAAGCTAAAAGAAAAAATGAAATTGGTAATTTGGTTGATAAAAATAAAGCTAGTGTTGAGCAAGTAAGTGAATATTTTTGGAATGGAGTTGATTTAAATCAGATAGGTATCTGGGGTATAAAGTCATTAAGTGGAAAGATATTAGGGTTATATTTAAGTTTAGATGAGCCTTTTAACAATGTTTGGAGAAGAGAAAAAGAAGAACAAAGTTTGTTTTGTTATGAAAAGATGAATAATAATGGTTTAAAATATGAGTCTATATTAAGTGTTGCGGATATGGCTATTAAAGATAATAAAATAAGTAAAGATGATATGTGTAAAATTTATATTGGTTTATGTGAAGTATTAAAACCCGTTGATATAAATAAGAAAAGAATTAAAGGTAAAGTTATATTTAATTTTGGAGAGTTAATGTCAATGGATGATTAATATATGGTTAAGAAAGATGCTAGTGGCTGAGAAATTGGTGATAAAATTGAAAGGAAATAAGTTAGTTATTAAAATAAATATTGAATGAAGTTAAATAAAGTAAAATGCAGAGTTTTTAACAAAATGCGGAGTTGGGCAGGCCGACCGCCATCCCATACACCATCACCATAACCATGTCCCGCCCGCTAACCGTACCCATTAATAAAAACTTGACAAATTTAAAAAATTATGTTATACTTTATATATAAAATATAATATTATATAATCGGTATAGTATTAATCATCGGACCTTCGGTCCTCGATTAATACTATACCTTACGATTCCTTCTTTTGTTCGAGTGAGCAAAGAACGAGATCTGGGAAGCCTATGGAGCGGTCTCTGGTGCGCTAAACGGGAGCGAATAACTGGAAACCAAGGCCATATCCTGCGGGCGGGCGCTCGCGCCCCTTCAAACAACCTCAATCAATCAGCCTATGAAGCTATATGGGAACGGCAGGTGGGTAATGCTACCATCAGGTTAGTCCCCTCTAACAATAGTTAGTCAAGCCTAACTGGTTCGTCAAAAGTACCAAATTTTGGGAAAAATTTTTTAAAATTTTTGTGCAATTTTTTGAATGAAAAAATTTGACAACTGTAAAAAATTGTGGTACCGGCGCGCTCCGGCCCTCCGCGCGCCTGCAATTATAGCACTTTTATTGGGGGGTGTCAAGAACTTTTTTAAAATTCGTCATTTTTAACAAAAATAAAGGGCAAAACTACCAAAAATTCAGTAGTTTTGCCCATTTTTTCATTTTTTCTTACGATGTTTGGTCAATTTGATGGTAAAATCATCACCAAATGCTGAAAAATCGAGGGTAACTTCGTTATTTTGCACAAAATTTGTACAGTTTTCGTCATTTTCAAGAGCGTTTTTGATGATTTCGAGTAAATAACCCTTGTTTATGTCAACTTTTCGCTCTTTCTCTACTTTTTTACGCGGGTTCGCGCCCTGTTCATAGCGTCTAGGCGCCTTTTCCGCCTGTTTATTGGCTTTCTCTTGCTCTTCATTGATGATTTTACCATTATCAGCAAGCCACAGTTCACAAGCATCTGCTATTGAAATTCCAAGGTTATCAACAAGATTGTCTATTGCATTATCAGGTACATCAAATCCATTATATTTCATAAACTTAATCCCCTTTCTTATTTTCTATAGTAATTATAGCACATTTGCACGCTCTTGTCAACAAAAATTTTAAAAATGATGTCTTGGCTTTTGTACACCAAAACTGTTAAAATTTCGATAAATTAAGGTTGTCTACATTTAGCAAGTTACAAAAAGCCCTCCCAAAAATTATCTTCTATAATTATTATATCAAAAATTTTTTGTTTTGTCAAGCACTTTTTTTAAATTTTATTTAGGTTTACATAAGATTTCGCCGGCGCGCCCTTTCGGGAACCCCCTATTTTTTAGGGGGTCTATGTTTTGTAAGCTTGAAGGTATAGGTTGCGCCTTCGTAAGTGAAGGTTATTTCGGTCTCAGTTTTTCTAGCTGTAACAACAGCACCTAAGTCCTCAACAAGTGCGTTAACCTCATTTAAGAAAAAGCCCTTTGTTTCGTCAACCTTGCGCACCTTTTCAGCTTTCTTGCGCTCTGTTGCGCTATGCTCATAGTGGCGAGGAGCGTTCTTTTCAGCTTCCTTGATGGCTTTAGTGGTTTCCGCACTCTCTTCAATCTTGCCATCTTCTTCAAGAATAAGGTCACAAGCCTCAGCTATTGAGATATCAAGGTTTTCAACATAAGCATCAATTTTTTCATCGTTAATTTCAAATCCCTTATATTTCATAAACTTTATTCTCCTTTTCTTATTTTCTATACTTATTGTATCATACGGAAGTGCTTTTGTCAAGCACTTTCGTATAATTTTTTTCTCATTTTCTTATGTTTCTTGAAACAATAAGCTAAAATTTCTTTCTCAATAAGTACATCTTCTAAAGCTGTATGGCTTTCTATAAAATCATTATCATTTGTAATATACTTATATAAAACCTCTGCCTTAACTTGTGGTCTTGGTGTCTTATGCTTTGTCATATATCCATTTTCTTCACAAAAGGCTCTGTATGTTGGTGTTTTTGCTACAACATCATTTGCCATTTTCATAGTATCCCAAATTTCAGTGCCATATGGAAGGAAAAATCTAAACTTTGACTTTGTTAACCATCTTTGTGTGTTCTTGGTTGCTCCATCATCAAATCTAGCATTGTGCGCACACACGATATTTGTTTCATATCTTTTCATTGTTTCAACAAGGTCTTTTCTAATTTCGAACCATGATGCAACAACTCTTGTGCCGTTCTTTATATCTTCATAATACTGTGGGAGTTTATTTGCATAATAGCTTGACTTCATCAGTTCCTTTTCATGAACAAAGATATCCTCATTTATATAGGACTTTGTTTCATATACATTTCCGCGCTTGTCAACAACTGCCCATCCAATGTCATATACAAACATATTAAAAGGGGTTACGCCCTGGAATTCTTTATCAAGTGGGCAAGTCTCTGTATCAAGTACAACGATATAACTAATTCTTCTATCCATTTTTTAATCTCTCCTTATTTTTACTTTACTATATTGTATCATATTGCTTGACTTTTGTCAAGCAATATTTACAAGTTTTTCAAGTTTTTCTAAAATATTTTCGTTTGCGTCAATTGTTGTTCCTAAATTCCAACCCTTGCGCACTTGCTTGTTATCATCTACTAAAATCTGATAACCACCATGTTTTCTTGTGCAATTTGCTTTTGTAGTTCCATACTTTACAAGGTGAATTTCATCATAAGGAAAATTGTACTTTGCAAGCCATTCAATTTTTGCCTTGCGTGTTCTGTCGTTATATTCTTTTGTACCACCCTTTGCAAGCCATGTTGTAACTACGATTTTCCAACCCTGATTTTTAAGAGCCATAAGTATAGCATTGAGATACATCATATCATACAAAGGTTTAGCAACTTCATAAGGTGTAGTATCTTCAGCTTTGAGATAGTCGAGCCATCCAGTAACTCCGTAGAAATCTGCAATAGTACCATCCATGTCAAATACGAGTGTTCTGTTATCTTCCATTTTCAAACCCTCCCTTTTTGCTTTTCTTGAATATAGTATACACCCTAGAACAACAAAAGTCAATATACAAAATGCACAAAGATTCTGTGGGAATCAGATCTGTTTTTGTGCAGTTTGACGGAGGCGGCCGGCGCAAAATTTCCCAAAAGTCAATAGTAAAAATACACAAAAATCAAAGTTTTTCTTTGTGCAATATTCCGACTTGCAAAGCTTTAAAATTTTTGCTATAATTATATCAGAAAATGAAAGAGAGATACGAACAGAGGTTTACAGGTTGGCGCGCAAACCTAACCTAGAATGAAATAGGTATCACACCCCATTTTCTCAAAAAAATTTTTAAAACTTAATAAAAAAATGCTTGACAGCATTTAAAAAATTTGCTATAATAAGTATGTAAGATAAATAAAAACAATTTAATTTTAAGAAAGAGGTGTATGTTATGAAGAACATGATTACTAAGAAAGATGTACTTACAAAGGCTGTTTCACTTGACGCTTTCACAGATGAGGAAAAGGTTGTCCTCACTAAGATGATTGAGGGTCTTGAGAAGAAGTCCTCTAAACCAACTAAGGCTCAGCTTGAGAATGTTGGTATCAAGAATGACATTCTTGAGGTTATCGCAGATGGTAGAGCAAGAACTGCTCGTGAGATTGCTGAGGTTCTCGGCATTAGCACTAACAAGGTATCGGCACTACTCAGAGCCATTGTAAATGATGGCAAAGCTGAGAAGATACCTGGAGAGAAGTCTAAGGACGCTCCAAAGTATGTTGGCAATGCCGATGCTACTCCTTACAAGGAGTAGCACCTTGTCAATAGGCAAATTGTACAAAATTTCAAACCACAACAAACCACAATTTTAGTCAAAATTACACTTGACAAGAAAAGTCAATAGTCAAAATGCACGAATTTCGGGAAACGAATTCGTGCATTTTTATGCAATTTTTCACTTGACAAATTCTGCGGGAGATGGTATAATGGAATTTTGGCGCGATGCGGTCGCACGCGCGCCACCAAAAAGAAAAGAGCCTTTCGGCTCTTCTCCCGATTGCGCAATCTGTGCTTTCGTGGTTTGGTTCTCGGATAACCGTCGGGGCACTTACCCTTGAAAATACGCTAGTACGTGGTTTTTTAAGTTCTCTCTTGAACTAAGGGTTAAGCACTAGATTGCCCTAAAGTCAGAGGTTTCATAACGGTATCCCATCTACACCGAGTTTTAATGACTTTGCTTTGTCATTTGATGTATTTATTATACCATAGGGGTGACTATTTGTCAACCCCTATTCATCATATTTTTTAATAATAGTTCCAAAAATGTTACAAACAAATACCCACTGGTCAAGGTCTTCAGCTATACATTCATAATCATCATCTGTTGCTTCGTCTGGTACTCCAAGACTAAACCATATTTCATAAATTTCTTCATCTCCCATGTCTATGATATACTGATTCATTCCTCTAAGAAGCTCTATTCTTTGCTCTTTTGTTCCCATGTCGTTTTCCTCTCTTTCTTACTTTCTATAGTAATTATAACAAAATTTTGAAAAAATTTCAATAGCAAATTTCTGTTATTTATGTTAAATTAATGGGGCGGCCGGCGGCTCGTGGCGCACTTAGGCGCCATTCCCGCTAGAAAAATTTATCATCCTTAACCTTTTCAAGATAAAATGTCATAATTGCAATAAAATCTTCTTTAGGTAGAGTATTTGCTATACTATCTGCTGAATCATAATCAATATCATACTTTTCTATTAAGAAATCTTGAATAGACATAATTATTTTTTCAGTAAAATCACCATAGCACTCTTCCGCTACTTCTCTATTTTCAATATCTATATCTCTTTTTACTGTTGCTTTCATATTTTATCACTCCTTATCTTTTTGATAAATCTATTATACTACATTTGCGGTTGTTTGTCAACTATTTTTATAAAGAAACTGTTTTATCTTTTTTATTTATTTCAATTTCAACTTCATAACAATTTCCCCACATACCACCTTCATCAGCAACAAATAAAGTAAAATCTTCAACTTTATTTTTACAAGCCCACTCATAAAGTTCTTTTATTGTTAAAATTGGTTCCATTTAATCACCCCCTATTTATACAACAAAATTAAGAAATAAATATTCAATGCTACACTTGCAAGGTGCATTACAAGTCCGTTAATATGTCTATCAACTTTCAAATCTTTAATAGTTCCAATAAGTGCAACCGCAAGTCCAAACCATGCAATAGATAAACCAAAAATCATAATCAGCACTACATTTATTACAGTGATAAGTGCTCTGATATCATTATACTCAAGTCTAAATGGCTCTTCAATCTTAAAAAATTTCTTCATTTGATTTCCTCTCTTTCCTTTACTGTAATTAAATTATAGCACAGTGTAATTAAGATTGCAATAACAAATTTCTGTCTTTTGTATTAAGATTCTGAGGCGGCCGGGCGCTTTCACGCGCCACTAGGACGCGTTCGCGCTAGTCTTCTATGTTTACAAGGTTCGCTATATGGTCTAAGCAATAGCCTATTTCATCAAGGTTATTATAAATTTTGACTGCATTGTCACTTAGTTCATCAGCCTCTTCAAGCTCATCCCATATTTTATTTACAATTTTTTGTGCCAATACTAAAGTTTGAACTTCTTCGTTAGTAAGAGCGACATTTGATGCGTATGTTTTTGTTTTAAGTTCTTTTATTACTTTCATTTTAATTTCTCCTTTACTTTTTTCTTTATTATATCATAATGCTTGACTTTTTGTCAAGCACTTTTTTATACATTTTTTACAACAAGTACAGTTTCTGCAAGTCCATCATTACTAGCAATATTCATTTCGAAAGTGTTTTCAAAAACTCGACCAAGCTTGATGTATACAACCTGTGGGCTGTTGGTCATCATTTCGAAAAACAGCTGTGCGCTCATGAAAGTATTGTTATTTGCTTTTAACCAGTTCTTAATTTCCCATGTATACATATCTTGTTCTCCTTTCCTTTTTCTTGAGTATAGTATACACCTTTTCAAAAGAAAATGCAATAGGCAAATTGCACAAAATTGTTTGGTAAAAATGCACAAGCGGCCGGCGCCCCACAAAAATAGGGCGTACTGTAATAAGTACGCCCAAAGGAAAGGAGGATTTACGAACTTTGTCTGTTTAAATGTGCCTGGAGGGGTTCGAACCCTCGACTTACGGATTAAAAGTCCGTTACTCTACCAACTGAGTTACAGGCACTTTTATTATTTTATAAAATTGCCATACTTGTCAATTTTATATTTGCACTTAGGATGATTTTTCAAATATTCTTTTCTATTCTGTTTTCTTTCCTTGCGTACTGTATCAATGTATTCTACTATTGAGCAAATTCCGCACATGATACTAAAGATTACAAAGAATATTATTATTAACACTACTCTATCCATTTTTTTTATCCCCCTATCATTTTTCTAATATTATTATAACAAATTTTTTAAATCTTGTCAAGTATTTTTTTGTGGACTTACTTTGTGTAAGTCCACTCATCTTTTGTTTCGTTATCGACCACAAGACAAAGACCTTTCTTGTCAGGGTCAGTTTGCCAAGTATCAACAAGATAGTAAACTGTATCTAAGGTATTACAACCAACTTTACCTTTAACTTTTCCATTTCTCTTGAGAAAATATATCGTATACTTCATTTTTAAATCCTCCCTTATCTTTATTCTATAATTATTATAGCACTTTTATTAGGAGATGACAATACTAAATTTCTGTTTTTTATATCAAATTCCTGAGGTGCGCCGGCGCGCGCCCTACCCCCTTTGTCAAGTATTTTTTTGATTTTTTTGGGCGCACCTTTGCAAGCGCGCCCACTTAGGAAAGGAGGATTTTTCGGTTTTTCATCTGTTTGAGTAACGAGGGAGGGGTCGAACCTCTTCTTCCACATCTGTACTACTTAGTCATTTCTAGGGATTAGACTTTTCGTAACTGCCCTAGGTGGATGTTTTATCCAAACATAAACTACCATCGCCTTGTTTATTTTTGCCCCCTAGCCCATTGACTAGGGGGAGTAACTAGAAACTACTCTGTAGGCTCTTCAACCTCGTCAAGTTCTACCTTGACATACTTAGGAGCATCCTTAGACTTAGCGCCTGGGATTTTTTCTACACAGTCGATTGCTCTGAGAAGTGCGGCAACCTTATTTGTTGAAAGTCCTACAAGTTCAGCAATCTCTCTTGCTGTTTTAGGGTTTTCATCAAGGACAGCTACAATGTCAGCCTTGTAACCCTCGTTCTCAATCTGAGCCTTTGTAGGCTTTGAAGACTTCTTAACGAGTCCGTCAATCATTTTCTGGAGAACTTCCTTCTCCTCTGCTGTAAAACCATCCATAGCAACTGCCTTTGTAAGTACTTCTTTCTTTGTCATAATTATCTACCTCTTTCTTTTTTAATATTTTTTATTTTTTACACTTTTATTATAACAAATTTTTAAGTGTTTGTCAAGCACTTTTTTTTATTTTTTTGCGGTACATCTAACCACCCTTTCGCTCCCAACCGCTACGCGAACTGTTTATCTCCTGCCTACACACTTATATTCCGCAAAGTTAGATTTTGGCTTGCGGTGGTAAGTCTTTGTCGAAGAGGACTTATGCGGTCAACTTGCGACCTAAGGTCTTTCTCCAGTTGCCTCTCTCCTTACCTTGTGATTTAATTATACACTATTTTCTTGAGATTGTCAAGCACTTTTTTTATTTTTTTTGAAAGATTTTCAATACTGTCGACCAAGTCATTTTCTTTATTCATCTTTCATATTTATTATAGCACTTTTTGTTTTATTTGTCAAGCATTTTTTTTAAGATTTTTGAGATTGTTTTCAGTAGTCAAATCTGTTATCTTCTCTTATCTTGAATACATTATACACCTTGCAACCTCAAAAGTCAACATACAAATTGCACAAAATTATGGGAAAAAGTTTGTGCAGTTTGAACAACTAAAAACACTTGACAAAAAGCGCAACAGTATGGTATAATGGATGACGGCGCTCGCACGACCATGGTGACCGTGCTCGCGCCGGCAAAAATAAAGGGCGCAGCGCGCCCTATACTTCAGTTACCATTCCAACAACTGCACTCGTTGGCTCTATGTTGAACTTTTCTATTGCTCTGTAGACTGCACAGACCTCATTTTTTGCATTTACATAAAAGTTAGCTTTGATACCTTGAAAATTTACTTTATAATATTTCATATTGAACACCTCTTTCTATTTTCTTTATAATAACATATTTTCAAACATTTGTCAACAACTTTTTTATATTTATTCCTTGCTAGGCTTCGAGCCTAGCAAGTGTTTTTTCATTTGTGAATGTTGCATTTTCAAATTTGATTTGATAAGCTGTTTCATCAACTGTGAGGTCTCCGTCTATAGTAAATGGTGTGCTGTCCTTTGTCCAAGTCTGTCCTGCTTTCTCAGTCATCATCTTTTCAAATGTCTCGCCTTTGTTATACTTTTCTGTTTTTACTGTTGTTTCGAAAAAATCTGTTGAACAAACAACTTCAGCTCCAAGAGCTATAAGGTAAAGTTTCTGCTCTGTTGTTGGCTTAAATCTGATGCTGTAGCCATTTCCTCTACTTGCCTTGTCAAGTTTGAGTACATAAGGTAAAACTTCGTTTGTTGTGTTTACTGCATAAACGATGCCTTTATAAGTAAAACCAAAAATGTAATTATGTGTAAAAGCTAAAGCATTGTATCTATTTATAAGATTGTTAAATAATGTTGTGTTTTTCATATTTTTTCTTTCCTTTCCTTTGAACTGATTACATTATACACCCATTCAAGCCGGTTGTCAACACTTTTTTAAAAATTTTTAATAAGAAATTTCAGACAAAAATATTAAAATTCTGTCGTATTTTGGGAAACAAAATTTTAGTATAAAAAACAGAAATTTGATATTGACAAACCCACAACTGATATGATATAATTGTTCGGCTTTTACCGGAGCCTGTGGTGGCTCCGGTTTTCTATTCTACTATTACTGTAAACCCAGCCGCTTGGAGTTCTTTTACTGTATACTCATTTGGTTCAATCTTTCCAAGATACATTCCGTTGTAATAAAGTGACATTTTTGTTTACCTCTTTCCTTTTTATTATGACTTTATTATACCACCACCCACCCGCTTTGTCAAGCACTTTTTTAAATTTTTTAAGTTTTTCTTTGCAAGCCCTCCGTTGGTATCTAGGTACTTTTCTGACCCCAGCCACAGCCGTATCTGTAACTGAACCCCTACTTTTCGCTAGGTAGAGCAACTATCTCACCGAATGGGTTTCTGTCTTGCTTTCCCTTTCTGTAATTATAATATACACCATTTGCACCGGTTTGTCAATAAAAAAAATGCACAAAATTAGGATTAATTTTTTGTGCATTTTTGTTAATTTTTTCTATTGACAAAACCCGGCTTCGTGTGGTATAATTTTTTCGGCTTTGAGCGAGCCTTTCGACTCGCTCGTTCTTACCAAGGGAACCATCCAATTTTCTTTGTCATTCTTAATCACCTCTTTCATTTATTATGTATTTATTATATCATAGGCTTGACTATTTGTCAAGCCCTATTTTTAATTTTTTATCCAAGATAGTAAGCGATTGTTTCATCATCATGATTAACAATCTTTGCAACCATGAGTCTACCAGTTTTACGATACTTTGCAACTACATCACCAAAGATTTCAAAAGCCTGTTCTTCAGTGCGTACATTTTTGAAAGCTGTACCTTCACCAAGTAAGCACCATTCAACTCTTATAAATCTACCAAAAAGTCTTTCGTAATATCTTTTTTCATACTTATTCATATTATTTCCTCACTTTCTTATTTTTAACTGTTTTATTTTTTCTGATTTTATTATACCATAGGCTTGACCGGTTGTCAAGCCTTTTTTGTAATTTCTACAACTTTTTCTCCGTCTTTGCAATAATACAGTTCACAAAGTCCTTCTGCATACTCTTTACAAAAAGCTAATACATTGTATTCATTTCCTGCTGTTGTTTTACAAATCCAAAGGTATTCTTTCATTTTCAGTTCCTCTCTTTCCTTTTCTATGTCTTAATTATACTACTAATTGCACGCCCTGTCAAGCACTTTTTTAAACTTTTTTATTCTACCCAACCATTTTCACTTAACTCTTCATATTCAGCAAGAGTAAGTTCTCTAACTTCTTTATGACTTTCTTTTACTTTGTTAATATATCTTTTTACACTTGGTATAAGATAATCTGTTACTAAGTAAACAATAAATCCTAAAAGATATCCAAAACCTACACTGAATAAAATTACTGTTCTTAATATTGACATTGTTTTTATTTCCTTTCCTTTATCTTATGTATACATTATAGCACCGGCACAGTAGTTTGTCAAGCAAAAAATTATATAAATTTAGGATTATTTTTTATTTAAAATTTTGTGCAATTTTCTACTTGACAAATGCCGGGGCTATGTGGTATAATGTTTTGGGGCTGACACGGTTGGAGCGGGTTTATCAAAAAATGGGTTTAGCAGTAAACTAAACCCATGTCACGCCATCTCAGCACGCTTATTTGATTACAAGCTTTTCCAATTTCTACAGCTTCGCGCTTTGTGTTTACTCTGTGACTCTTATCAATGTACCAGATACCATTTGCAAACCAGATACCACAGTTTCCGCCGTAAGTCTTAATCATTCTCATAGCTTCTCTAATGTCTGTTGTTTCCATGCCTTCTGTTGCTACTTGCCAACCAGTCTTGTACACAATAGGTCTACCATTCTTAAGAGTTAATCCACCATTATTTGTTATTTTCTTGAGTGTTCTAATGTTTATCATTTTATCCGCCCTACCTTTCCTTTATCTTGATTTAATTATAGCACTTTGCAAGTTGTTTGTCAATAGTTTTTTATTGTTAATTTTGTACAAATTTTGTGATTTATTTTTGTTTATTTTTATCACATTTTTCGCTTGACAAATGTTGCTCTCATGTGGTATAATGGATTCGGCAAGCTGACGGTTGGAGCGGGAAAGCTTGCCCTGACTCTCCACAAGGCAAGCGTTCGCGCATCCATTTATCTTGTAAGTATTTCAACTGCTTTCTTTACCTCTTTCACATCACCTTTAATTGTAATGTAAAGATAATTCATTTCAATTATTTCTTTCTTTGCAAATACTTTACATTTTCTAATCATTTCTGAATAATTGTTATCTGTTCTATTGTTACTTTCAATACATAATTCTTTCATTATCATTTTGTCTTTACCTCTTTCCTTTTATCTATCTTTCATTATTATTATAACATTTTTTATTTATTTTGTCAATAGTTTTTTTACAACTTTTTTGTTCTTCACTTTTTAGTGAAGAACAAATGTTGTCTCGTGAACTTCAACCTTACCACCGTAAAGTCCAGTTACCTTAACTTCCTTACCAGTTTCATTATTGATAATGTGAGTACCATTGTTTGTGTAAATCTTGATTCTAGCTTTAATTCTAATAGCTTGTTCAAGTGTATCAACTTCTGTTCTATTGATTTCTCTGTATCTATTTCTCTCGATTACTGTATACTTTTTCATACCTTGTACCTCTCTTTCCTGACCGGTTGTTCTTTTCTTTTTCTTGACTTAATTATAGCACTTTTAACTGACATTGTCAATACTTTTTTTGTATTAAATTTCTGTCTTTTGTATTAAAATTCTGTTAAAGTAAAAAAGTAAAAATTTTTTATTTTTTGAATTTTTCTCTTGACAAATCTTTGCGTTTGTGTTATTATGTTATCATAGAAGAGAAGACTCTTTGTGTTCGCCTGGTCTAATTCGAGTTAGGTGTCTCTAATTTTGGTTAGAGATCTTTAACCTCAGTTAGTCTTGTTCAACCCTGGTTAGTCTTGACCAACTCTAGTTAGACTCCTTTAACTCAAGTTAGCCTTGACTTATGGGAGTTAGACGCGTTTAACTGAGGTTAAACAACTCGAACAACAATTGTCGCAGCCTAACTAAATACGGAATTGTGGCGCGCAACGCTGGCTCGCGTGCCAGGCATTTGCAATATTGCTTCAAATAATTATTATAAAAATTTATTGTTATATAAATAAACAAACAATTAAACAAAAGTAAAGTAAATAAATAAAAAGAAAAGTTTGATGTCTTTTGTTGTAATAACATTTGATCAATCAAACTTTTCTTTGTCCTTTTATACATAACTATTCAATTCAAACAATTAATCAAATACATATTAAAATGCTACGGGTACGCGCTTGGAGCGGCTTGCAAAACAAATGTGCAAGGTCCGGAATGTACATTAAAAATTTTTCGACTCAAGGCTACCGGGGGTGGGGTTTTGGGATAAAAATTATTTTGATTTGTAAAATGGGATATGCCACCCCAATCCTCCCAGAAAATAATTATTTTTTTCGGATAGCGAGCACATCTATCTAACCCCATTAACCACGGACATAAAAAGCAACTGTTTCTCCTCCATCAGTATCTGCCCCAATTAGTGCATTTCTATATTTCTCTCCAAAAGCTTTTCTACCAATTTCGTTTACCCAATTACGACCGAATAATTTAACAAACATTTCAATACTATCTTTATTAAAATAATATGTACAAAGTTTATCTTCACTCTGGTCTTGTCTTATCCAAATCAATGTTCCAGTGTCTCGGATATCTCCTCCATAGTTAAAATCTTTTATCTTCAAAAATGAATCAGGACGCCAAATCTCCATAATATCAAGACCACTATGTTTAGCTACCTTTAAAGTCTGCGGGTCATAATCTTTTATATTAACCCAAAAGTTATCTTCATCAATTAAGACTCCTTTTTCAGTAGTGCCATAACTCCAATTCTGCCAATGCGGCATTGGTGGAATATAAACATACTTTGTTCCATCTCTAGTAATAACTATATCTCCTAACTCCAATGCGGAAAGGGGGCCTCCACTCTGCACGGGGTTCTCTTTCGCGCATTCTTCACCAATATTAATCTTAGCATCAAAAAGAGTTCTTTCTAAATCATCTTCTTTAAAAATTTTAGCATCTGAACATGCAAAGACTTCATCAAAAGATACAAAATATACCCTACATTCATATCTAGCAGAGTCATTTATCTTCCATCTATCTGTAATAATGTATGATTCCCCTGTTTTCTTCTCTATAACAATGTCGTCAATATTAAACTTATAACTCATTTTTATTTACCTCGTTACCATTATTATTATAAATAACATTAATAAAATTAATAAAACTAATCCTATGCTAATCCAAGTTGGCGCGAATACCCACAACCAACTCCAATCAATTACATGGCATAATTTTAATACAATAAATATAACTTGTAGGACTCCTGCAAAACTCATGCCACCACCGCTTGTATAAACTTTTTTATCATCCATAATATCTCTCCTTAATAATACTTCTTTTCAACATTTCCATCTATATGTTCTCTATCTTTACCAAAATTTTGTAGTTCTAAATCTGGTTCAAGAATATGTCCATCATAATATTCATTTAGATAAACTATTCTAATATCGAAATTTGTTCCCATGAAAATATTCATAATTATATCTTTTACATCTTGCCAGTTTTCTCCAATCCGCGGCATTGCAATTTTATAAATGTCCACTATTTCACAGAACTCTTTCATTTGTAATAAAGCTTCTTCTATTGCAACAAGAGTAGATTTCTCAAAATATCTATTCTTGGTAACTAAATTTAATACATGAAGATTATTTGTGCATAAACAATGTCCATGCCCATCCCAGTTATAATGCGGGAATCGTTGCCTCAAATCGTCACGGGTTGAGTATCGAGCTTGAAAAAGCTTAGGTAGTCCCGCATCAAAGGCGAAATCCGCAGAAATATAATTAACAAGAGCATAACTATTTTCATAATCAAAAATATTTCCAGGTGTTTCATTAATTTGTCCTGGAGTATCTAGAACATGTTCAGGTTCTTCTTCTATTTTAATTATATTCTCTTGTTCCTTATCATACCACATTGTATCGCTCCTTTTCTATTTCTATAAATATTATAGCAAAAATTTTTATTCTTGTCAAAACTGTTAAATTAACTATTGACAAATATGAAAAATTTTCGTATAATATAAATATAGAGTTGAGAAGGGAGACACAATGGAAGAAATAAAAACTAATACACAAGTACAAGAGGATGATCACATTAAATTTGATTACACTCTTGAAACTCCAGAAGAAAGAAATGAATTAGTTAAAAAAATTATAGAAAACACTC